TCCGTTGCCCCGTAATTCGTCCTGTAAATTGTCCCGTCCGCCGTCCCGCCGGCAACCTGTAAAACTGTAAACTGCCCGGATGCTGCCTCGACTTCTGCATGACACGAAAAAGGCTGTGTAAGAGTATCCGTTGACCACTTGCCTGTCTTAACGTCATAGACTAAAAAGACGTTGGGAACTGTGGCACTTGCGCCCGAAACTATCCCCATTCTGACCACGTTATACAAGGAATCGTAGTCTATCCAGTGTTCGGACTCGTAACCCCTTCTGATACAGACTGATTCTCTNGAATCGAAGTAATCCTGAATATCAGTTGANATGCAGACGATGTTCTTTCCGTCGGTCATAAACACACCGTATCTTGAAAGAAAAANAGCAACTGCTCTTCTAACTACTTTTTCATTCGGNTCAACATTAGGAACATCCTCAATAACAACTGCACTTTTGGCGGAGAATGTCCCTAATACGGTNGAAAGAACCCTCTTCCCGAATGTAGCAGGTGAATAACCTTCTATAAGCGTCAAACACCCCCCGTCCTTACCCTTCTCTTCCTGCCACACTAAAAGTTCATTGTAGAATTTCTTTATGCAGATAACTCTATTCGCTCTGCCGTCTCCAACGTCTTGCAGGGCGGAATCTTCTCCGTTGATAACCATTGGATTGTAAGCGTTAGAAATCATGATATAGCCTGGAGCTTTCTCGAAAGAATAGGCTGCACGCTGTTTAAAAGATGAAAGGGCATAGCACTTGCCCATAGAATTAAGATTAAAATAAGGCATGGTTTCNATAGAAACAACCATATCCGCAGTAAGGGTCTGANTGAATGAAACTTCATACCAATATGTNAATTGGTNNGAACTCTGNAACATGGTAGGTTGCTCGTCGGTAGGATGNTTGACTGTCACCCATCCGTCAGAAGCNAANGACTTGGAATCAACNATNGTTGAATCATTGGCTGTTAAAGCNNCAAACGCCGNCCCNTTCCAGTATTTTACGGCAATCGTNGTNGCTGCTGTAGCGTTAGGCACTTCACCCACGGACGCATAGAATCCACTGATAGGNTCAACGGAATTGAAATAAAACTTATCGCTTGAAGTAAGACCACCGATTTCCACTACATCAGAGGCGTAATACTGATAAGTAGCGGTTGAATTGATATAAACATAAGCCTCGATTGAAGCAACCGGAACGCCGTCCCATAAAGACTGAATTTCCATCCAATCGGAATTATATGTGACTTCACTAACTTCCACTTCGGAATCCAAAGCACCAGAAGCAAGGGACAATCTACACCAATATCCGTTTGCCCCAAACATATACTTGGGTTGGTGATCGGCAGGCATTGTCCAAGTCATTGTCGCTCCGGTAGTGGCTAATGTCGCCCCTCCAGAAGCGGTGTTGTCGGTAAAACTCGTTACTCCAGTCCACGCACCGTTCCAATAGTGCATTTGTGCTACTGCCGCGCTTCCATTTGGTTTTGTAATTGTCCANGTTAANGTATCCGCNGGTGTTTCNGTTCTGATAAATACGCAGTCNTATTGCNCCANNGTTCCTAGCGAATCCAGAATTGCATGAGTAGTTTGGTCATCGTCTGCTACGTCAATAGAGTAGTCTTCNCCCATTTTTGGAATATCGGGTATTGCAGCGGCNCCTTTATAAACGATGAAATTGGAAACNCGTTCGTTTTCNCCNCTGAATATTCTGGGATACCCCGTCCCATCCGCATATAAAAGATGGTCATCAATAACNGCCCACGAAGCGGGTAGCATCGTTCCGGTGGTGTTATAAANNCTTGANCCAAAGGTTGTTCCTACAGTCGGAGGGTTGTTGGTGGCCTGTAAAACATCCCCATCGGACATTTGNGCATAGAACTTTATTTGACTCTGTTTGCCCTTTGAAAATCCGAAAANAGTNATAACCTTATTCACGCCATCCGCAGTCGTGTTCANTTTGGCGCATCCTTTTCGTTTGACGAATCCCGGCCTCAAAGGTCTTAGATTTACAATCTCGGAAAACCCACCCAAAGGTAGTTGGTAGATTTCTCTTACAATGTCAATACCGCCTTCAAGAACCTGATAATCCAAAACACCAATCAGTATTCCGTCATTCAATCGGCTATTCGTGCCTTTGACGGGTGTTAAAACAGGATCAGTTTTGTTAATGGTTCCACCTTTAATCATATCGCGTCTCCGAGCGAGCCGTTGGAAGATTGACTAGATTGTAACGTGCTGTATAGCCAAGTTCGCTTTTATAAATCTGTTCGTAAAAGTCCGACACCACTACATTACTTCTCTTTAAATACGCGACATGACAGACGTATAGGACTATCAGTGGCCTGAAAGCAGGAGGTATTTCTGGAATCTGCGAATCAACAGTTAAATCAGTTGGTTTGTCGTAAATATACCCGTTTAACGTGTAAGTGGCGTCCGGCAAAGGGTCAATGCCGATTTGATTCAACCCCTGCCACCAGTGTTTAGGAGCGCCGGAATTCGCTAAATGTCCGTCTGCTACCGGGTAAATCTCGATAAGAGAAACAGGCGTTGTTGTCAGATATTCAATCGTATCAACGTCATAGCCTGTAACGCTAACGGTTCTTACNCCGCTGGTTGTGCTTAGGGAATCTATGTTTTGAATGCACCCGGCAATTTCGGCAATTTCTCTTATGCCGTCATTGATTAAATAATTAAGTTCCGTATTGCTCCAAAGTTCAGGGGTGTCCTCATCCAGCAAGTCTCTTGTCCGTGTTCGAATACCTTTTAGCGTGTAGGGATAAGCATCCAAAGTCAAATTGGAGATTGTGCCAGTGAATACAGTTGAACCGGCTCCATCACCGACAGAACTAGCCGCCCACAAATACCGCCAGTCTTTTGCCTCTGTTAAGGTTACGCTAATAATGTCAACAAGTTCGCAGTATTCTCTGTCGGAGTAAATGTAGCAGTATAAAGTTCCGTAAGTCCCGACCGATTCATCTCTGACGATTCTCACATAGTAATCCGTCGCTAAAGACAAAGCCGACGAAGTGTCCGTTGTGCTTACAGTGGAATTTCTTTCTGTAAGGATCAAGACTCCGTTTGTCCAGTTAAGCGCAATCAAGTCTGTGTCGGCTGTGATTAGGCTTCCTACCGGGTTTGCAATAGAATCACTCATTGCCCACAAATAACAAGACTCCGCTCCCGTCCCAACCGTTACTTTAAAATTCAGACTATGCTCAAAGTCACCGGAAAAATACCCGGCACTGAAGTCATACACCAACTGCATGGTTTCGTCGGTGTCTAGTCCGGCAATTGTCAAGGTGTTTGTCGCAACTGTCAGGCGGGAAGAGGTATCGGTTTCCGTGTATCCTGTGTAATTTTGTAGATTACTCATTGCTCACGGCCTCCGGTATGCTGGTCAAAAGCCTGGAATCCTGCTTAGGGTAGGTTCGCGTAAACTTCTTGATCTGGATAGACTCAATGTAGCGATTATAGGCAAAAGCTCCCTGCTCTCTTCTTCCTTTCCTCATGTAACATCGTGAAACGGCATACCAAATCATGTCCTCATGATAGACTGCTGGGATAGAAGGCTCGTCCGTGTCGGAACTCATTTCAGTTAATGGGTAATCGGAAATCGTGGCATAGAGTGTATAGGCCGATTCAGGAATAGGCTCGATAAGAATCAATCCCCCCCATTGTGTCCAGTATTGCGGAGTAGCCCCAGTTAAAGGAAGTCTGCCAAAATGCTTCAAGGTAATTTTTGGTAAACCTGTTCGTGTTCCTGTAACAGGGATATATTCAAGGTTTTTCACCTTGAATCCAGAAAACCGAACCGTTCTTAACGAAACCGTTGTAGTCAGGGTATCTATGTGTTCCAGACACCCGGTCTTTGCTGCTATATCTCTTTCAGCGTCGTTTAAAAACCTGTTTAACACTGCGCTGGTAAAGATAGCAGAGGTTGAGTCCTCATTGGTTATCGTCAGAACTCTAGTTCTTAAATCTGAAAGGTCTGGATAGGCCATCCCCACTCCTAAAGGTTATCCCAGTCAACCGCTTGTGGAAATTTAACCGGCGCTCTTCTGTCATATCGGTTCGCAATCAAGTCCACGTTCTCAATAACCATCTTGCTCAAAAGTCCCTCTGCAGGCATACCCTCGGTCTTTGCACCTCTGAAATACTTGACGGCGTATTCAGCAATCAAATCATCAAAGAGTTCATTGAAGGGAAGAGTAGCAGTGGTGGTAGTGATGGAAGTCGGCCTCTGGAAGTAATCAGCCTTGATGGTGTAGTCCGAAGAGGTATGAGGCGTAACGTAGAGTTTTGTCCCTCTGATTTTGTAGTGTCTCGGTTCACCTGACGACGGGTAGGCAATTTCGACATCCACGGAGGGCAATGGTGTCAAGGTGTAGTCTTTGCCGTCAATATAAGGTTTCCCCTTCAATCCCCAAAAGTCAGTGGGCAGAAACCCATAGGAAGCGTCGGAGGTAATCTTGAACGAGCTTGCGATGGCCGCAACCACAGAATCGGTAGAGGCTAGTGTCAAGGTTCCTACCGCTGCCGTAGCTATCCGAAAAGGCCCCGGATTGCTTGCGTGTGTCGTGATAATCGGCATATCAGCAACAAAACCTTCTGCGACAAACTGGTTTGCCGCGTCGGTAATGGTATCCGGGTTGGAATCCGCAAACGCCATAGACGCTGTATAGTCCACCGACGCAAAGACCTTCACTTCCATCTGGCCGGTGATTAAATCAGACTCCAAGACATACAGTCTTTTGGCGATGGTTCTGACGGCCTGATCCACTACATGAACCAGGTCGTCAATAGTAACCTGTATGTCAGGCCGATATTGGATATACTCGTAAATAGTCGCGACAGTGGACATTTAAGCCCCCAAGAAGATAGCTCTGATTGAAGTCAACTCCGACAAATCCTCTCCGTTTTTAACTTCCAGAGGCACGGACTCGATCTCGTCGGGTCTCCCGTAAACATACATGGCCGTCCCAGTGGTAATAGAGTGGCCGGTGATTCTTGTCCCGGAATACATGAGGTCAAGTTTCGCCTCGCCGGCTCCGGCACTACCTGCCAGGGAAATGAACTCTTCCGTGACGGCGGTGTTTTCAGGAATCTGTCCACTATATCCCCAAATCAAAATCGGATAGGTAGGTGTGCAGACGTTAGATGAAGCACTCATGCCTTCTTCCGCGACAAACCTGTTATATAGGAATCCAGAGGTAGGCTTTTTGATGTAAGTCACCACACAGGAAGTCACAACGTCCGCAGCCGCAAAGGTGATAATGCCGGTCGTTGCTGCAATCTTACATTCCGTTGTTGCGGGTGTGTCGTCTTTGTCCAGCATCAGGCAAGCGTTGGTAGAGGTCGTTCCGGTGGCGTTGATAGACTGAATAGCGATAGGCACGTTATCAAGGGTGGCCGCATTGGTTGTCGTGGTTTGAGATTCTTCCTGAACAAGATTATCCCAAACGTCTTTCCATGCCTGTGTGATGTAGGTCACATAAACCGTGTCGCAGAGGTCGTAGATGTAAACATTGTCAATGCTCATGGCGCTCGTTCCCGAAGGTGTAAAGGCCAGTCCATCAACGGTCGTTGCGGTAATGTCCTCGGTGTAGGTTCCGTCCGCTTCTCTTGCGGTTCCCGAAGCACCGCCTAAACCAATCGTTAAAGCGCCAGAGGCATAACCAGACACGGTATAAACCGTCCGATAGGTATGCCCCACGGTCGCCGCAAAGGTATCGTGAGCAAGAGTTTCAACTTCCGTGCTTGAGGCTTTAGTGGCTACTCCGGTTCCAATAGACCAGTCAGTTCCAGTCGTCCAATCGGTTCCCGCCGCAAAAGCCCCGTTTTCAATTTCATTCGTCATAGGCAGAACAGATAAGGTCGCCCTTTCGCCTTCTGCAAAGATAGCGTCAGGTTTTGCTTGCCCGTAGGTAATCGTAGCGCCGGAGGTAGAGAGTTTCAGGGGAGCGTCAGCGTGACAGATTGCCATGATATAAGCAGGCGGATAGTTAAGGGTAATCTTTCCCGCGGCATTCGGCGTATGCTGTTCCTCATAGACAATCGGCGGTGCATTTTTAAAGAGTTTCATTTTGTTATTGGTGTGATCGTAGGAAATCGAAAACCCTTTTTTGGTTTCAGGGATAAACGCTTCAACATTGTGCATCCCTAATTCCTGGTCGCTGTTAAAAGATTCGCCGCCAAACGGATAAGATGAGTCGAAGGCAACATCCGCAATAACGGCGGCCAAATCTCCAAATACATGATATTTTTTATTGCTTAATGTTATAGACATTTCGCCCCCTTACCATCCCCACGCAAACCAAAGACC